CGGCTAGTGGCAATGATACCGAAACCGGAGATACCGGTGACGGTCGAACCAGCGCCAAGCGTAACGTCAAAGTTCAGGTTCACGTCACCCGCCGAGACGGAGGCATCAGCCTGAACGATATAGGTAGCCGCCGGGTCGTCGATGACGAACGCCTTGGGCTGACCGACAGCCGACGAAACTCCACTCGGGTAGTAATTCGAGAAGACCGGCTGCTTCGTGGTCGGGTCGATGTACTCACAACCCTGAAAGACACCGACCGCATAGTCGGTGGTGGTGGCAATCGCCTTGATCACGCCACCGTCGAGTTTCACCAGATCACCGGTAAAGATGTTACCGGACTGGGCATTGCCAATACGATACTGGCTGCTGCCGGTGCTGTTCGCACCAGAACCACGACGACGCGAGGGGACGAAGCCATTAAGTGCTTTGGTCAAAGCCATAATGTTGCTCCTTAGTCGTTAAAGGACGGGGTACGTCCTCGGGTTACAGTCGATCTGGAATTGTTATGGATCGGCATTGCCGAGTTCGACTGACTCATCAACTGCTGATTCACGGCAGTGATCATGTCCCTCGACCGGTTCTCGTAGTATTCCTTGCGGGACGCCATCCGCTTGGCAGACGCCTGTGCAAGGGCTACGTCGCCCCGGACCACACAATTCTCAAACCTTCCTTCGCTCACGATACGAGAGGTTGCCATCATCTCGGGGACGTCGTTCGGATCGACAAAGGTCCAACCATCAGCCTGACGATCACCGACATTCTTGTAGTCGTCCTGACCGTTGATCTGAAAGCGGACCCACCGGAGTACCAGCCCCTGATCCCTGAATCGGTCGATGACCGTCCCGGGGATCGAGAGCCAGTTCGGCTCCGCAAAGTCTTCGTCAAATCGCTCTTCGTTCACTCGTCCCGTAGTCTCACGGCTTTTACGTGCTTCACTCATAGTTTCGTCCTCCGCGTGTTAGCCGACCTGAATCGACGTGTAATCACCAACTGCCGAGGCATTTTCAGCCTTGGCTTTCTCCTTGGCGTATCTCTCAAGTGGTATGTTCCACTTCTTGGCAAGTGCGATGTCATCCCGGGTCAACTTGACCTTTCGATTACCGCCCTTCGCCGTAGACTCGGGGGAACCACGCGACTGTCCCCCGACCACCTGTTGCTGCTGCGGCTGTTTTACAGGGGCCGCTGCCTTGCCCTGAAACTTGTTCGGGAGTTCTGCCCGGAGACGCCGGTCTACCTCCCGGTAAAAATCGTCCGTGAACGGATCATAACCTTCGTTCTTCAGGGTGGCGTCGATTGCCAACGCCGCCGCTGTCGCTACTTGGTCCTGACCAAACCACGAATTTTTTTCAGCCCACTCCACAGCTTTTTCATCATAGATCGGGGCAGACTGTTGAGGAATATTATTAGCGGGGATAGGCTGGTTCGCAAGGTCTGTTGCGTATCGGTCAACTTCCTGACGACCCTGCCGGACCAATCCGATATTTTGTCGGGCATCAAACATGGCCTCCTGTGCCGAGAGCATGGCCTCCTTGTCGCCGTCATCGTACGCACGGAGGTACGCCTGACGGGCAAGTTCTGCCTTCTCCTGTAGCTGTCGTTCGGTGACGTCGTAGTTCTTCCGGAATACCTCGACGTTCTTCTCCTCAGTATTCCGGAGTTGCGCCTGAAGCTGGGCGATCTGCTGCTGCTGGGCGATGATATGTTCTTCGCGTTCCTTCCGCTGACGGACAAGCTGTCGGATACGCTTCTGTGCACCCTCCGTATCGACACCTGCAAGTTCCGGGGCGGACTCGGCAGGGTCAGGGTCAGGGGCAGCCGGGTCTACCTCGATGGTGTTATCCGCCTCCTCCTCGATTTCCAGAGGGGCTTTGGCAGCAGCTTCCTCGGCCCGGACTTCCTCGTCGATCTCGAAGTCTACCTCGGGTTCTGCGGCCTTCTTGACGTCAATCTGGCTCCAGTCATCACTCATATCTCTCTCCATTCATTACGCTGATGAGGCGGGGGCTAGGCGATGTTAAACATCGGGTCGATGTCAGCCGGATTCTCCAGCCGCATGACGACCTGATCGTCGTAGAGCAGAATCATGTTCACGCCCTTGTACCTGATCTTCTGACCGTTCATCTTCCCGTAACAGACAAAGTCACCGGTCTGGCACCACGGTCCGGCAGGGAACTTGTCCTTGTCGGCATATGCCAGATCACCGACGGCGACGACACGTCCTACCGTGGTCAGGTAGTTCATATCGTCCCGGAAAGAATCGGGGAGCAGGATAGACCCCTTCGTCTTGCCCTGTACCCGCATCGGGCGGACAAGGATTCGGTAGCCGGGGATTGTCGGGAGTGGGGCCGGGTCGGGGGTATCTTCGTCGGTAACCCAGTCTGCATTCATGATGGCACCAGCCATCTTCGGTTCCATAACCATTAGTCTTCTTCTCCTTCCGCTGTACGTTTCTGAATCTCTGCGACAAGATTCCGGGACCACTCCAGCCCGGAGATGGTGCCGACGTATTGACGATAGGAAGGATAGTCTTCGGGAACACCCGATCCAAGAAGATTTTTATAGTCGGTGATCTGTGCGTCGATCAGACGTTTGAGGTCTTCGAAATACATAATGCCCGTGACGTGGGTTGGCGGTTTAGACTTGCTCGTAATAGAGGAGTTGGGTCGGCTTACTTACCCCGACCCTTCGCCTTAATCTTGTACGTATCCGGCGGGGAGTTGCGGAGAACTTCCCGTTCAGCCCGGACACTGAAGTCGGACTGCGGAATCTTGGCAGTGTTGCCGTACGATTTACCTTTAGCCATAGTTAAGTCCTTTCTAGTTACTTGGGACACCGGGCTGCGCCGTAGCCGCGATACGACCGGCTGCCGACCATGCCACCCTTCGCTTTCATCACGACTTCCCGGGCTTTTGCTTTTTGATCTTCAGAAGCATCTTTAAGTACCTGCTTCGCATATTCTACGTCGTCCGGGTTCTCTTTCTCTTTAGACGTGCTGATGCCCATGGCTTCATAGACATCTGCCTGACTCCTTTTCTTACCAGCCATCTACTTCTTCCTCTTCTTGGCTTTGCTGATCCCTGCTTCCGACAGGGCAATAGCAACAGCCTGTTTAGGGTTCTTCACCTTGGTCCCGGAGGACGATTTCAGGGTACCTTCTTTGAACTCGCCCATGACCTTGCGGACTTTGCGGGACTGCTTCTTTGTCTGCGGCATGGGTTAGACCATTCGGTTGTAGTTATTAAGAATCTTATCACGCATGGTTCCACCGCCCATGCGACGAATAGGACCTCCGGCGTTATAAATACCCCTGCCGGGGAATCCACTACGAAAATCTTCGGCAGCCTTCATGGTTTTTTGCGCCGAAGAAGGCAAAGCAGTAGAAGGCATAGAAAGACCGGGACGAGGAGCCGGTGGTGTTACGCCCGGCGCAGCACGGAAAAACTCTCGCATTTCTTTTACCACTGCTGCTGCAATTTCCGGACTACTTTGTTCAGCACTTCTAAGAGCCTGTGCTGCCTCTGCCGGAGTCCGGCTGTTGCCAATAATTCGGCCAATAAGAGGCATACGTTTCATCATATTCATCGTTCCAACTGCTGCACTGCCAACCGGTATGAGATTTAGAAGAATTTCACTTGCTGTGCCAATTGCGCCTTCCTTAAATCCTTCTGCCATATAATTAGCAAGTTGGGGGTCTTCGGCCCCAATCATATTAATAAGAGTATTGAGGTCATCATTCTGGCCTGTATTCAGACCCATTCCAGCGGCAATATTTTGAGCCGTCTCTTGGGAAATGCTTCCTCCCACACCACCAAGACGAGGTCTCTGACGAACTCGTCTTTGCACCAAGTCCGCCGCAGACATATTTTTTTCTGCCTGTTCTTCTTCATAACGCTTTCGTTGGTTTGCAATATCGCTCTGAACTCCGCGCCGGATCGAACCAAGTTCTTCAAGCGTTAGAATATCTTCTCTATTAAGCGATGGCAACGGAGAAACCTGAACTGGAGGTTCAGGTTTAGGCACCGGATTAGGAAGCTCTGTCCGGCGAATTTCATCCGACTTCATCGGGGGTTGAGGCTCTTCAGCCGGGGTCAGATAATACTTGGCAAGTTCGGTAGCCCGGGCATTCATAATACCGGGCTGGAACATCATAGCTTCCTCGACATTAGAGTAGCCCATACTCATTGCCTCGTTCTGGAGGATCGACCGGGCAATAGGGGGCAGACTTTCGATAAAATCTAGTGAACGACGCTCCTCTCGGGCTGAGTCTCGGGCTGCCGTACCAATATCCTGTAATACACCTGAGAGACCGGAAGAGTCAGCGGCCCCACCAAGGGCTGAGAGAATATCGTCAAGAATTGCCATGGTAATCCCCTATGAGCGTCTTGTGAAATTATACTCTGATTTACAACAAACCCAAGTCTGACGCTTGGGCCAGTCTATCAAGTTGTTTATCAGCCCGGGCTGCTGCCCTATCTTTGTCAGCCTGATCTATCTCTGTCGATATTTTGACCCCATCTCGGACTGCATCTGCTGTCTGTTTTTCATCTTGCAGATCAAGCTGACGATTTTTCAGGGCAAGTCCGGCAGCGTCGGCAATCGACTTCAGACCGATCCGTTCCTTCTCCAGTTCTAGTTTCTGACGCTCAAGATCAAGAAGCTGCTGTTCCGGGGACGCTGCCTGACCCATCTGCTGGTTCGCGTTTGCTACCTGCTGGGCAGCCATTGCCAGAATCTGATCCATGGCGTAAGACGCCCCCGCACCCTGCTGGGCCATCATCGCAGCCTGTTCCGGGGGCAGTTGGGCCATCTGCTGCTGGACGACACCCTGAATCTGTTCCTGATATCCGAGCATCATATGCTCACGGATGTTCGCCTGAATAGCCGGGGCAAATGGCTTGAGTGCTTCTGATGCACCACCCATCGGGTCCGACAAGAAAGCAGTCTTGACGGCGATGTGGGCCTGATGATCCTGACCGGGGAAGGCAGAGATAGGCATTCCACGGGTCACCATCATCAGGTCTGTCATCGGGTCTTGCGGTTGTGCTTCCTGCGGCTTGGGGAGAATCTGGTCGATGTTCGGGAAGTCTGCCGCTTCGAGGACCTGACGGACCAGTTCCGGGGTGTTGAACGTCCCCGGGGGAGTCTGGGCTGCCATCTGGAGGGCAAGACTTGCCAGAGACAGGCGGTGTGCCCGGGAGGGGATATTCGGGTCAGAGACCGGGAGAACGTCCACCCTCCCGTCGAAATCCTGCTGGAAGACGGTCATGTCGCCCTCGGGGGTCGCGTACGGGTAACCGTCGAGTGGGACAAAGTCTGCGTTGATCCGGGCCAGAATCTTGAACTGTTGACGCTGGGCATGGTGGAGACGCTTGTGGACGGCGGAGAAGAACTTGGCCGATGCTTCGAGGAGGGCCATTGTCGTCCCAACAGGGCCGTAGTTGTTCGCGTCGGAGACAATCTGGTCGGTCTGGTCGGCAAACTTCTCGGCAGCCCCGGTGACGAAGCCGAGAAGCTGGAACAGGGTCTGGGACGGTTCCTTGTACGGGAGGTTCACGATGGCCTTGTTCAGGTCCATCCCGAGAGCCTCGACCTCCTTGAACTCGCCGGGGCTGATCGGGTCCGAGTCGCCGACAACACGGACGCCTTTCGCCTTAAATCCGCCGGGGAGGTTGGCGAACTGACCGGCATCGACAAGTGCCCTCATCGCCGACGTTGCCGTCATGGTCAGGTTACCGATAAGCTGGATCAGGCCGAGACCGTAGAAGCCGAAGCCGGGGACGAACTTGTAGTGGGTGAAGTGGATCATCTTCTCGGCGGCGGGGTCGTCTTCCCGGTAGTTTCGGCGGATCGACAGGACTTGCCGGGAATCAGCCTCGACGGTGATGATGTACGGGAGTGCCGCCTCGTCATCATCAAGTTTCAGGATTACATGCTGTTCTAGCAGGGTGTACTCCGGGTCTTCACCACCGTCTGAGAAACCAAGAATTTCATCTACCTTCCCGGCCAGTTCCGAATCCTTCCGCCCGGTAGGGTCGGGGAGGTCGGCAACGTCCCGGTACATTCCGGCCCTGATGTCGGCCTGAAGGTCAGCCTTCGACTTGTAGATGACATGGGTGTACCGCCCGGCCCGTCGAAGGTCCGTGGCGGCGTAGTTGACGTAGAACTGGTCCATCGGGATGTGTTCGGCGACAGGACGGCCCACGGTCCCGTCGTAGTACATCTTCATGATCGCCGAGCCGACAATCGGGAGATGGAAGAGCATCCGCTCCATCTCGTCGAAATACTCGGGCATCATCTCCGTCAGTTCGTAGTTCATAAACCGGCGGACACGGTTCGACTGCTGGACGATGTTCGAATCTGGGTCACCGATGATCTGCGTCCGGACAGGACCGTCAGCCGGGAGAAGTTCCTGAGATGCCTTCGACTGGAACTTGACAGCCGACTCGATGATCAGCGGGTGTGTCGCCGCACACGATCCGCTGAATGCCGTCCCTGTTTCCTCGAACCGGAGGCCGAGAAGGTCCAGACCACGGGTCAGCGTCTCGTCCCAGTCCGCCCTGCTTTCCCGGTCAGCCTCAAAGCCGTCGATGACACGACGGGCGACAGTCTCCAGTTCATCCTCCCCGATGTATTCGGCAAGGTTGGCGAAGTGGGGGATGGGGACATCGACTTCGAGTTCCATGTCTGCCGACAGGCTGTCGATGAACATCTGGTCCTCGGGGGACAGGCCCACACCCCCCATCTCGCCAAAGTCAAACTCTATTGCCGACTCGCCGCCATCGACATCAAATTCTACCCCCGGGGGGAGCATGTTCTGGTTTTCAATGAGTGACATCAGATAGTCCTTGGTTGACGGCGGTAGGGGTCACGACTGACGACAGAGCCACCACGACGGTATTGTACTGGTTTGGTGGCGATAATAACATTGCCTTTTCTGCGGACGTTGTCAGGTCCAAATATTTCTTCAACTTCACCAATGTAGTCGGCTGTCTTTTTGTTGTTCTGAAATCCTTTGCTTGTCACCTTGCCTACGCCTGTACCGGCTCCTTCGTAAATTTGAAAATACGCTATACCACCCGGCTTAATATTCGTCATGGCCTGTCGGATGACATCAGTCCGGGCTTCTGGCTCTGCAATCACATTCAGAACATTAGCGGCTGTGGCTGTGTCGGCTGCTTCTGTCCGCATCCTGTCCATAACAGCGGCATTATGTTCCGGGGAACGATTGTACGGATCGTAGACGAAGTTTTCAACACCACGTTCATCTGCCAGATACTTGGTACCTTCATCAAATCTTCCGCCACCAATATCAAAATTTGTACCGCCCTCCGGAAAGTCGATGTCTTGTTTCTTAAAGAGGGCAGGTACCTGACGAAGAGATGTGTCTGCGGAGGAGATAGCTTGTTTAGGTGCATCTAATGTCATCTGCTCTTTATTAAAAACTGCGTATACATTGTTTTTATATCGTTCGCCAATCCCTTCGTATACATTTTCTGCTATTACTGAATCGAATCCTTCGGCTTTTGCCTTATTGATTACTTTTTGTTGATATGAAGAGTCGTCAATAAATTTTTGTGCCTCGTCACCTTTCAATGTAAATGGATTCTTAATGTCTGTATAAATCTCTGTTACACTGCCGGGTTCAATTTCATTCCCAAAATCATCATAAAATTTTGGTTCCCCGTATTCACGCGGAAGCGTAAAAGTATATGCAACATCTTCGTTATCTGTTAAAAATGATGCACTTTTAGTTTCAACTGCTTTATTTGGGTCTGGAAGAATTTGGCCGCTAGTCGGTGACCCGTGATATAATTTTTTAATTACACCGGCTCCAATGCCCGGTAGAGCCATTGCAAGGCCCGACAATCCGGCTTGGCCGTAGTTTCCTTCCTGCACGTCCTTAGTCATATGGGCAATATCTAGTCCTTCCCCAATTCCGGGAAGCATCGATAATAGCATTTCGGCTTGTTCAGTTTTGGATGCCGGGGTGTAGTTAGCATACAGACGTTCTTTCATCGGCATACGAAGACGTTCAGGCGCTTGATACTCAGTCCCGTAATCACGGATCAATTGATTTAGGGCAAGGATGTCGTCATCGGCCATCAGGCAGTTTCCTTGGGGCGGTAATCACCCGATTATATGCGTCTGCCGGGGAGTACCCAATAAGAACCACGGGTCTTCTGTCGGCGGACTGGTTCGTCGTCCAGTTCAGGGTCGTCGGGGTGTTCTATCCGCCACGAATCACGGACGTACAGGATTGCCATGGTCATGGCGTCCACCATGTCGTCGTGACGACCACCGGGGAATCTGAGTGCTTGGTTCAGCAGATCGTCGGCCCAGTTTCTTCCTGCCGGTATCCAGATTCGGCCTGACTCCATGAACGGGGTGGATGCGTTGACCCGGGCTACCTTGTCCCGGTCAGGCATGTATTCCATGATCGGGAGACCGGCCCGGCGCAGGTCTTGGATCAAGGATTGTCCGGACGCCTTCTTCTCGATAAGCACAAGGTCGGGCCGGTGGTGGTCGTACTCTGCCTGTGCTAACGATCTGAGTTCCGGGTACTCCCACCGGCCATGCTCGTTCCCGAGGAGGATCAGGTTGGCGACAACCCTCTCCACCCCGGCTGAGTCTGTCGTTGCCCGGTGGAAGATGCCCCATGTCTGGAGGACTGACTCGTCGGCTGTCGATTTGGTCGAGAAAGCCGTGTCCATCGTCTGGAGGATGAACTCACAGTTCGGGGGTTCAGGGTCTGTCCATGGGGACAGATAGCCCATCTTGATGATACCGCCCTCGTCCGGGGTCGGGTTCTGCATGTACAGCGACTGCCAGTACTTGGCCCCGTTATTAGACCTGATCTCAGCCTCGTCCTGCCGGAGGAGTTCGTCAGTCTTCCATTCGGGGAAGTACGACGAGCCGACAGGGAGGCCGAGAAGTTCCGACGACTCCTCGTCTACCCATGCCGGAATCTTGATGACCTTCCACGGGGTCGTGTCAGGGTTGTCCTCGGCCCCTTGGTTACGGAGGAGCCACCCGCAGAGGTCATCGTCGTGGTACCGGGTGTTGATGATGACGATAGACCCGCCGGGCATGAGTCGGGTGCGGAGACCTGACGGGTACCAGTTCTTGATATAGGCCCTCCCGGCGTCCGAGAATGCGTCTGCCTCCGACATCGCATCGTCGATGATGGCTACGTGTGCACCCCGACCCGCAATCTGGGAGTTAACACCGGCTGCGAAGTACGATCCGCCCTTGTTCGTCTTCCATTTACCGGCTGCCTTCGCATCCTTCCGGAGACGGACCCCCTCGAATACCTCCTCGAAGACAGGGTGGGCGACAAGATCACGGACTGAACGGCCAAAGTCCGAGGATAGCTGTTCGTTATGACTGATAGTCAGGATTTCATGGGCTGGTTGTCGGCCCATGTACCACGAGGGGAACAGACGGCTGCTGATCAGGGACTTGGAGGACCGGGGAGGGAGGAAAATCATGATGCGCTGACCACCCTCGTCCACGCACCGCTGTAGTTCCCGGCAGATTATGTCGATATGACGACCCCACTTGAAATCAGGGACGATGGTGGGGGCCATCAGACGGACATATGCGGCGAAATCGTCCCGGGCCGACAACATTGCCCGGGCATGGAGCAGGGCTAGGTAGCTTTCCCGGGACTGCACGTCGGGGGAGATTTGAGTAATATCAGTCACTTACGCGAATCCGTACCGGTATGCCCTCCTAGGCCTAATGCTGGACCTGATCAACCTTATATTTATCAACATGAGTATCAATGATGGTCTGATATCGGGCAATCTCACGGTCCAGTTCGTCTGCCGACATGGTAATTTTCTGTTCGACAAGCGACCGTTCGACAAACATGCCCAGATGTTTACCAAGATTCTCTAATGCCCGGTTAGCATTCGTGAAATCCCCGGAGTCCATGGCCTGATTGTAGGTCGTCATGAACTTTTCGATGATGTCTTCTACCTTAACCACCAGCTTCTCCATGGTCTTGTCCCTGATATAGTTGACGAATGCGGCTACTTTCGGTGTCTGGAGCAGTTCCTTCGCCTTCCCCCGAATAAGAAAGGGCTTCTTGTCCCCGACAGAGTACCCGGCATTCATGTAAGCCTGATACGCATCCCCTGTTTCGATGAACTCGTACGCAAATTTGTACTGCATAGGCGACAGACGGAAGGGGAGGGCCGTCATCTGGGTCCTTCGCAGCTTGTCCCGGGGGTCGTTGAACCTCTGGGGACGGGAGAGGAACTCAGGTTCTGGCAGGTCGGCCAGTCGGCGGAACTCCTCGTCAGCCTCCAGACGCTTACGTTCACGTTCCAGAACCTCTGGATCGTTGTCGTACCCGTGAACAATTCTTGTCATTCGCGCATGATGTCCGGTCATGGACCAATAATAGGCACTCAGGGCTGTAAAACCAAGGAAATACCGCCGGGATAACCAGAGGTTGTGCGGGGATATACGCGCAACTATAGGTTAAAGTCTGATTTTTCTAAAAATTTTTGGCGGGGTCCTTTTATATATAAAAAGGAAGGGCCTGATTTTCCCCCTCCCCCCTGAGTGTTACGGTATAACGTACCATTCGGCCAGCGTTATATTATAACATACGGTCCCGCCCGCCCGGCCAGCGCCGGTTTAGAATTATTCTAATTCCAAACTGCCCGCCGCGTCGCCTTGGTGTACCTAGTTGCAGGGCGTGCACTACATGCAACTGTTAGGCGAATCGCGGATTGCCCCTAGGTGCCCTAGGATGGCGTGGGAAGCTGCCCAAGTTTTTCCGGTGCTGCCCTACCTGCCCGCGTTCCGGCGCTGTGCGGCGATCCTAGGGCGTTCTAGACTATGCCGACAAATAGTTTCGACTCGCTACTGTCTCGATCTGGTACTAATATTCGACTAGCTATGCGCGGATTGCATGGGCCACCAGGGCATAGGTGCGACAATATGTCGCATGTACGGGACAGCCGATTTGTGCAACGCGCGTGCATTCTGTCGCCTCGGGCGAACCATGCGCCGGACGCATAGGTGCTATGCAGAATTGGCAATATACCCGTCCGGCCAAGGGTTTATTATCGGCGTTGGACATGGGCAGTCCATCGCCCCACATAGTCCCTCCGGTTCCCGTCGTGTGGCGGGCACTTGCGGAACGCGACAGCTCCCGCGCCGGACGTACAACTTGCGGCTTAGTAGCTCCGACTATGCGGGGGGAATTGAGCAAGGGGTGCAGACGATGGCGCGGGCATGGTTTCCGGATCGGGTTCCCCATAATGGGGCAGGGTTCCCAAAAACTATCGACGCGCCAGAACACCAAAAACACTAGCGGCGGGCGGCGATAGGGGCAGGCAACATACCGTAGCTAAACGGCAGCCATTTGAACCTTGCGGGTGTCCCGGCTAACCCGTTTTAAATGCCGGCGGTTTCTGGACGGCAACGCCGCCGTCACCTAAGGAAACCGGCGCGAGCGGTCGCGCGAATAGCCGTAAGATATCGACAGTCTAGGGTTGCAATTCCCGAATCATCGTCGGTCGGTATCAGGTTTCAATCAAAGCGCATGCAATCGGGCATAGTCCCGGCATGGCAGTGCTGATTGCGGCTTGATCCCGTCGCGTTTCCCGCGTCTGACAAGCGCGGGATTGCGCCAAATGTGCATGCGAAATCGTGCATATTTGGGGCAATCCTGCCCGTTCACCTATCAAAAATTGGAGTGTATCATGGCCGTTTCATCCCTCAAGGTTCGCGTCACCAATGCAATCGTTTCCGCCCGCAACGGCAGCAAGGCTCAGCACGAATTGCTGGTCGATCTGCTATCCCATGCTGAAAAGCACGGCGACTATACCGAGCTTACCCGGCTGGTCGCCGGGCTGGCAGAAACCGGCTACCGGGTCAAGGCGATAGTGGCATGGGTTTCGGCACACTCGCCCATCAATTTTGGCGAGGATAAGGAAACCGGCGCGGTTACCGCGTCTATTCCCAAGAAAGCGGAACGGCGTCGCCCGTGGATGCTCGCCGAGGCGGCAGAAGTACCGTATTGGAAGTTTACTGTCGAGAACGCGCCGAAACCGGTCGACATGGTCAAGTTGATCCTCGCCCTCGCCAAGAAAGCGCAGGGCGACGCCGAAAAGGTGGAAGCCAAGCCCGAGGAGCTGGCTGCGGCCATCGCCGAGTTGACTGCGGCTGTTTCCGCCTGAACCATAGGTACAATCCCGGTATCACCATGCCGGGATTGCGCCTTGTGCACATGGATTGTCCGTGTGCATGAGGGGCAATCCTGCCCAAATAGAGGGAAACCATGACCTATTCATCGCTCCGTGAGAAAATCGCCGCCGAGTCCGCCGAACGGCAGGCCCGGTATCAGCAATACGAAACCGTCTGGGATGCCGCCGTCGAGGCAGGAAACCGGGCGGCGATGGCGGTGGTGCCGACGCCTATGGTTGTGCAGCAACACGACAGCCCGCTAGACGACAGCAGCCCCGTCGTCCGGCAATGGGTTGTCGATGACGGACCGTGCGGATTCGCCGAGGTCCGCCTGCCCAAGGGCAACACCAGCTTTGCACATTGGGCAAAGAAGAACGCCGGATTCCGCAAGCACTATTACGGCGGACTGTCGTTCTGGGTTTCTGATTTCGGTCAGAGCATGGAACGTAAGTATGCGTTCGCCCGCGCCGCCGCCTCTATCCTGAACGAGAATGGCATTGACGCCTATGCCTCGTCTCGTCTCGACTAACCATACAAACCAGAGGGAAACCATGACCATGAAGTACGATCTTCCGACTGCCAGCGTCGTGTACGCCTGCCATCCCGATCACAAACTGTATTATCAACTGAAGACAGGCCCAGACTTCAACCGAAAAACATCTACTGCTCATGTTGCTCGACTGAAACGAGCCATCGAGGAATCCGACTGCCTGTCCATCAATCCCATCATAGTGACGAAGGATTTATCCATCATCGATGGACAGCATAGGTATCAAGCCGCAACCGAAATGCGGCGAACATTCTACTTATGGTTTATCGAAACCTACGATGCACCAAAGGTTATGGTAGCCAAGAACTCCGATATTAAATCATGGTCGCTGCTAGACTACGCAAAATACTTTGCCAACGTATGCGGTAATCCCTTCTATCAGAAGTTCCTTGAGAAACTAGAGTCGTATCCCCTGACCAGTCCCGGTGTCATGCTTGCGATATTCACCGGACAAATCAACATGAAACAGGGTACAACCCCGTTCAAAAAGGGTAAACTAGCCAAGTCGATTATCTCGGACAGGCAGATCGAGAAGACGCTTGTTGACCTGTACAAGTTCCACAACAGTTACGTTCTCCCCGAACGTATCTTCCGACGATCTGACTTCCAGCAAGCCATACTTGCCATCCGGCTTGGTAATCCACAGGACTTACCGAAACTGTTGAAGAAGCTGCCCCGAACCGAGCATTCGCTTGCCAGTAAGGGAAGGTTCCTCGACATCATTCAGGAATGCTCAGACATCATTCACTCCTGACATACCAGCCATGTGCAGGTAGCACTGGACTCACCCCGGAATGTATCCATAATTCGCATCAACGGAGGTACTCATGAAGTTCACCCAGTTCTTCTCGACGAGCAGCCACAAGGCTGCCCTTGCCAACCAGTACGGCTGGCTCGACGCAATCAACTACATGGCCCCGCACGATCTGTCCGGGACCAACCTGTGCCCATGGTCTACGGCAGGCTGTCGATCACTCTGCCTCGGTCACTACTCAGGGCAGGCAGGGATGGTCTCCGACGTCGAGACCGGGACTAACAAGGTCCGCGAATCACGGGTCCGCAAAGCCCGCTACTTCATGGACCAGCGTGCCGAATACATGGCCGAGATGGTCCACCATATCCGCCGTCTGGAACGGCAAGCTACCCGCAAGTCCATGCGTCTGGTAATCCGTCCGAACGGGTCAACAGATGTCCCGTACGAGCGGATCAGGGTCGGGGATCATCGGTCTATCATGCACGCCTTCCCCCATCTGCAATTCGTGGACTATACCAAGTCCGTGGACCGCATGTTCCGGGATCGTCCGGCCAACTACCATCTGGTCTATTCCGTGAACGAGGAAACAGAAGACGCCGATCTGTCCCGCATACTCGACGCCGGGATGCAGGCTGCCGCCGTCTTTGCCGTCCGAAAGAATCAGCCTATGCCCCACACCTACAAGGGCCACCCGGTCGTAGACGGGGACGTTCACGACCTGATCCATCTGCAACCCGCCGGGACTATCCTCGGTCTCCGCCCCAAGGGCCGCAAGGCATGGGCAGACCAGACCGGCTTTATCATCAGGGAGTTCTGAGCATGTCGGATTCATACATCAGCCACGGTCCCGGCGGGACATCATTCGTCGGACCGGACGCTACCCAATTGTTCCGGGCAGGCCAGATCAGGATGGCCCTGCGTCTCTGGCAGAAAGGTATCAAGATGAACAGGCAGACCCGGCTCAGATGGCTGTTGCTTGCCGCCGGGGGATACACCGGGAAAACCTACAAGAACAAGGACATAGGGCAGGCTGTTGACGATCTGTCTGTCTGGATGTCGGCCATGCGTTCGGCACTCCCGGAGGTGTCGTAATGTTGTTCATGATCAGCGGTATATTGGTCGTCGCGGTCGCGGTGATCGCACTCCATCAACTGTTTATCTTCTGGGACTGGGGAGAATAACCGTGAGAACCTTCTGGACAATTCAACTTTCCTGCCGTGACTGTGACGGGGTAGGGGCGGTGTACCACCACCGCCGTGGCGAGGACATTGAATGCCCGTACTGTGACGGGACCGGGACAGTCGAGGTACAGGAACCGGGGTCGTACTATGACGACAGCATAGATGTCCGGGCTGACTATCCCACGGCACACGCTGTTTATCTGGAGCATATAACATGACCGGACTACACCCTGACGAGATACCGGCGAAGCAGCGACGTCGTAGGGCTGCCCGCCGGAAGAACCATTACGCCAAGTCGCTGGCTGATGCGAAGTACAGGCCGAAGATTGTCGAAAGCAAGAAAGTCTACAGCCGTAAACAGGAGAAGATCGATGCAGATCACACGGACTAGCATGCTGACCGGTATCACCCGGACCATCGACCTCCCTGTCACCCCGGGGCAGATCGCCCGGTGGCAGGGCGGCACCCTCATCCAGACGGCGATGCCTGACCTGTCTGCTGATGACCGTGAGTTCATCATGACCGGTATCACCGGGGATGAATGGGACGCACACTTCAATTCAGAGGAGGATCAGGGGTGACCTGCCTGACCATCGAAACAGCAGATGCTGACATCAACCGTCTGCACATCGTCTACGACAGGACAAGGGACAGCACGGCGAAGATCAGCGTGGACAAAGAATCCCTCGGTCGTGTCATCCGTGACCACCATCGCATGGTCAGGATGCTGGAAGACTTACAGATCAAGATAGCCTATCCGGCAGGGGCATCAGATGATTGAGGCAGCATGTCTTGCCGTTGCTATCTACTGGGAGTCACGGGGAGAACCATTCGCCGGGCAGGTAGCAGTCGGTCAGGTCATCCTTAACAGGGTGAATGACGACAGATGGCCCGACAACATATGCGATGTCGTCATGGAAGGCCCGGTAAACCAGCGAGGCGTCCCCATCCGTAACCGTTGCCAGTTCAGTTTCTACTGCGACGGGCTGCCAGACGAGCCGGAGTATGGTCCGGCATGGGACACGGCCAGACGGGCAGCAGCCGTTGCTGTCCAGACAACTAATCTGTCGTTCGACATAACCGACGGGGCTACCCACTACCATGCGACATACGTCAGCCCGTTATGGTCTGATCATCCACGGGTCGAGAGGACGGTCCGTATCGGTGGTCACATATTCTACAAAGAAACACGAGACACAGAATGAACATCTTCTACCTAGACCATGATCCTGTCCGGGCTGCCCAGTATCATTGCGACAAGCACGTCGTCAAGATGATCCTTGAAACAGCACAACTACTGTCCACTGCCCACCGTGTCATCGACGGGGACGCGGGGGCCGACGCCCACAGTCTCTACAGGGCGACACACCGCAACCACCCGTCTGCTGTCTGGGTCCGGGAAGGCCGGGCGAATTACATCTGGGCACACCAGCTACTGATCGCCCTGTGCACCGAGTATTCTCGCAGGTACGGGGACAAGGTACACAAGACGACAAGCCTGCTCGTCCCACTGTCTGACGCCCCGGCAGGGATACCGACAGACCCGTGGTGCACCCCTGTCCGCCTTGCCATGCCTGACGAGTACAAGGTGGAGGCACCGGACGGATTCACCGACGCTGTCGCCTCATACCGGGCCTACTATCAGGGGGCCAAGGCCGACATCGCCCGGTGGGACCGTGGGCCGACACCTGATTGGTGGGGGTCTGCCATGCAGAATCAGCATAACACACACCCGACCACTGTCTGTAGAATCACACACATCTAACCAAGGAGATTCACATGGCTGACCTGTCTGTCCATCGTATCGTTCACGTCACCACCGAGGAGAAAGACTACGACACCTTCAAGACCATCACCGTCACTGCCACCGACGAGAACGGGGTAGAGACTTCCTTCACCATGTTCGTCAACGACAAGACTACGGAGATTACCAATGTCTAAGCGTATCAATCCTTCCCCGAAGCTGACCTCTGCCCATCACCGGTACGATCTGAAGTCCCGCCTGCCCGGTAACTGGGTGACTGTCAAGGCTGCGTCCCGGATCACCGGGATGACGGCAAACGCTATCCATCAGGCTATCCACCTCCGCCGAGTAGATGCTATCCGGGCAGGACAGGGTGGCTGGGGTGCCGACCGACGTTACCACAACGAGGTACGCCTTGAGTCGCTCTACGACTACATCGCATCCAAGTCCACGTCAGGGCGGAAGGGAGCCAATGCCTGATAAGCTGACCAGAGAAAGCTATGTCGTCTCCATCTCCGGGGACGACAACCTTACCGACACAGACATCGACGAGTTCATCAGGGAATTAGAAGAATGGCTCACGGACCAGAACACCAGTGCAGTAGATGCGTCAGACCCGCAACCATCAGGACCAACCGACTCCTCTGGTGTGCAGTCTGCTGGTTAAGGTACCACCGTTGATGAAAGCAATCACCGGGGTCATGCTGGTGACAACAACCCCAGCCCTGATCCACATCCATCCTGTCATAGCCATGTTATCATTCCTGATAGGACTTATCTGGATGACGACATCAGACCTTGACACGTTGTAGGGTGGACTTCGGACGACCATTAGGATACCTACAAGGGATTAATACTAAGATATAATCAGTAGATATATATTAGTAGATATCTCTTGTAGGTAGCTAGTCAGTAACTAAGATGTACTCCCCGGAAAACACGGATGCAATAGGACAAATTGTCGCAGGTCTAACCATCTGTAATCATTGGCAGTTTGTCGTCCCCTGCACACCCCCGACCAGTGATAGTCACGATCTGGGACTAATCTGGTGACGAACCACAACACGGAGAACTGGTATGAGTGATGACGAATACGATCAGGAGGAGGACAGCACCGTTGTCTACCTCGACAAGTCTACCACCCTCCCGATCCCTGTCAGCAGGGTTCTTCAGGGTGCCCTCGAAAAGAATCTTGACATGGTTGTCGTCCTCGGGTACGAACAGGATGGCACCCCGTACGCCGCCGCATCTACCGGGGACGGGCGAGAAATACTCTGGGTCGTGGCATCCTTCCAGCACGACCTTCTGAGTGGATCACTTCTGGAGGATTAGGAGACTGACAATGAAGGAGAGGATGACAATGAAGGAGATGGTTAAAGAAGATAACCAGATCTGGGTCAGAGTTGAGGCAGCCTTACTGCGGGGCAGCAGAGTGTTGACTCCGGCTGACAACCAGCATAAACTCGCCGAGAAACAACGACAGTCAGACACCAACAATAGCTAATCGTAGGAGCCTTCGATGAGCAAGACGACAGTGAAGAAGTACAAGTGGCATGCCGATGGCTGTAATACAGAGTTGACAGCCGACGAGGTTCTCATAAAGCTAGGCCCTATCTTCTGCGGGGTGATGAAGACCATGAACGAATGCGACGGGGACATTTGGATGTCCGACTACCAGAAACTTATGGGCCTGTTCTGGAACCTACACCGGAATGATCTTGATGAAAGCAGCACTACTGATCAGTGTGTATCTCGTTAAAAGGAGAACAAAATGAAGGTAGTTGTGAAAGAGGTTGAGGGTGAAGGTCTTGAGGCTCTGATGGGTCATCGGGTCACGCTGTTCTGCGGTGTCTACATCTACACTGGCCGTCTGGTCGGCGTTAATCAGACGTGCGTCAAGCTGGAGGACGCCGGGATTGTCTACGAAACTGGCCCGTTCAGCGACAAGAAGTGGAAGGACTGTCAGTCGTTGCCTAACGACTGGTATGTGGCAACTCAGAGCATCGAGTCGTTCGGCGTCCTGAAGTCGTAGGCAACATGGGGGGGAGGCGTTACGTTTTGTCTCCTCCTTTCCTTTTAAAGGATACGCACGATGCCCACTAGAACAAAGCTGAATAAGTTTAGGTCTATGTCTTGGTCTAGGTCTGGGTATTGGTCTTGGTCTTGGTCTGAGTCTGGCTCTAGGTCTGGGTCTGGGTATTGGTCTGTGTCTGTGTCTAGGACCGGGCCTAGGTCTAGGTCTTGGTCTCGGTCTGGGTCTTGGTCTTGGTCTAGGTCTGGATTTTGGTTTAGGTCTATGAGCAGAGCATGAGAACAAAACGGAACAAGTTTAGGTCTTGGTCTTGGCAAGGAGTTATGAACGATGCCTGAAACTGATAGCATTGGTAATCTCTGGGAGAAGCGGCGGATGTCCCGGATCGACCCGGACTTTCACCCTGTCCGCAATCCCCCAGAGTTTCGTGACCTGTACGGTAAGTACTACGACCCGGAAGTCTGGGTCATCGTCGGGAAAGTCCACGACCAGACAGTTCGGTAGTTGGGGCGATGATTCCCCCACGACACCGGCTGGTACTCAGACCGGATTTCCTTATCAGTAAATGTGACCGTTACGAACGGCAGCCGCAGCACGATGGGTTCCATAGTTCTGGATTCCTTTCCACAGTTTTTCCCACGTAAACAAAGGCTTACGGGGCTTTCTTGATGTCGGCATCATGTCGAAGACATCGAAGACAAGTGTAGACAACATGTAAGTCATGATGATATTCTCCGGGGAACTTCGTTCTACAGAGAATATAAGTCATCCCATTGTGCAGTGCAACATGAGGCCCCTGAGGGGCAGGAACCAGTGATGTCAGATCACAAGTCAGAGATCGTCAAGGCACACATCCCGTGCCACAAGTGCGGATCGTCAGACGCAGGAGCCGTCTACTCCGACTCGCACTTCCATTGCTTCAGTTGTCTCACCACAGAACAATCCTACACAGGGGACGAGGTGATCGTCCCGGAGGTACACAGCATGCCATCTGCCGCTATCCCGCTCGAACCACCACGCCTTGCATCCAAGCTGTCCGGCCTTGGCCCGGCAGCACTCCCCGACCGTAAGCTGTCGGCTGCGGTGCTGGAACGGTACAACGTGAAGGTCACCAACGACCGACACCTGTACCCGTACTACGACGAGAACCGGCAGCTTGTCGGAATCAAGACCCGGTTCACGGCGAACAAGACGTTCTCGTGGGAGGGTACGTCAGGCAATACCTACCTGTTCGGTATCCAGAACTTCCCTCGTGCGTCAGCCAAGTCCATCACCGTCTGCGAGGGGGAGATCGACACGCTGGCTGCATTCCAGATGAACGGGGCCAAGTGGCCGGTCGTCGGTATCCCGTCCGCCACCGCACTCCGGGCCGTCAAGGATCATCTGGAGTACCTTAACTCGTTCGAGCATATCTATCTCTGCATGGATAACGACGAGGCAGGGAAGAAGGCGAAGAACGACATCGCCGCCCTGTTCGAGCCGGGCAAGTGCAAGATCGTTGACGTCTCCCCGCTGAAGGACGTCGGCGAATGGCTGGCCGGTGGCAAGGCAGAGGACTTTGTCCGCCGCTGGTGGAACGCCGTCGAGTACACCCCGGACGGTATCGTCCGAGGCTCCGGCCTGTGGGAGAAGCTGACCACGGAGGACGACACCGTCTCCGTCCCCTACCCGTACGCCGGTCTTCAGGAACTTACTTACGGTCTGCGTAAGCATGAACTGGTGACGATCACCGCCGGGTCCGGGCTTGGCAAGTCGGCCTTCGTCCGTGAACTTATGTACCATCTGCTGAACGTGACCGAGGCCAACATCGGGTGCATGTTCCTCGAAGAAGGCGTCAAGCGGTCGGCCCTCGGCTTCATGTCGATGGCTGTCAACAAACCGCTCCATCTGCCCGACACCGAGTACACCCCGGAGGAGTTCCGCCGGGCATTCGACGAGACGTTGGGGACAGACCGTATCTTCTTCTACGATTCGTTCGGGTCGAACACGCTGGAGAACATCATCAGCCGGGTCCGACACATGGCGAACGGACTCGACTGCGAATGGATCGTCCTCGACCATCTGTCCATCATCGTCTCCTCGCAGGAGAACGGGGACGAGCGGAAGGCTATCGACGAGATCGTGACGAAGCTGCGGACCCTGATTCAGGAGACGAAGGTCGGGCTGATCATGGTGTCGCATCTCCGCAGACCGCAAGGTCAGGGCCATGAGGATGGGGCAGAGACCAGCCTGTCACAGCTTCGAGGGTCTGCTGCCATCGCCCAACTGTCCGACATGGTCATCGGGCTGGAACGTGACGGTCAGCACGAGAACGAGATCGTCCGCAACACGACCCGTGTCCGTGTCCTGAAGAACCGCTTCTCCGGGACGACAGGCCCGGCCACCCACCTGTACTACGACAAGGCGACAGGACGCTTGACAGAGATCGACGATCCGACTAGCGTTACCACCCCGGTCATGGACGGCTCACCACTGGCGGACTTTACTTCGTGACAGACATCATCGTTGACATCGAGACAGACGATCTCGACGCCACCGTAATCCATGTAGCTGTAACACAGGAGATAGAATCCGGGGACCAGACGGTCTTCACCGGGGCCAACATGGATGACCTGCCTGCCGTACTCCGGTCTGCCCGGACGATCTACGGTCACAACGCTGTCGCCTTCGACATCCCGGTGATCAACCGGCTTCTCGGTGCCGGGATCGACACCGCCAAAGTCCGGGACACAATGCTGATCAGCCAGTTGCTATGGCCTGACCGTCCCGGCGGACATTCGCTCCGGGCTTGGGGTGAACGTATCGGGTCGTCCAAGATCGACTTCCACGACTGGAGCCTTGGCGAGTCGGCAGAGATGATCGAGTACTGCCGACAGGATGTCAGGCTCACCGGCCTTGTCCTCCGCGAGTTACAGGCAGAGGCTGCCCGGATGGACCGACGCGGTGGCGGCTCTAGGTGGAAGACAGCCCTCGACACAGAGCATCGTGTCCGGGCTATCATGAACGAGGTCGAGGCTGCCGGGTACCTGCTCGACGTTGCGACTGCGTCTGCCCTTGTCGCCCGGCTGACAACCGAGATCGCCGAGATCGAGGTTGACGTACTTGCCGAGACTCCGCCGATACCCAAGCCGAAGCGTGTCGTCCAGCCCCGGTACAAGAAGGATGGCAGCCTGTCCACCATCGGACTACGCCATCTGGGGGACGACTGGGAGTGTTGTGGGGGAGACCACACGGCAATCGACTGGGTGGTCTTCAACCTCGGCTCCCGTCAGCAGATCGGGGAACGCCTGATCCGGGAAGGCTGGAGACCGGAACGGTTCACCGAGCATGGTCAGCCGATGGTTGACGAGGGGACGCTGTCCGGTATCGACCTGCCGCTTGCCCGGAAGATCAGCCGGTATCTGCTGCTCCAGAAACGTGTATCCCAGATCACGTCGTGGATCGACAAGGTTGACAACGATAGCCGTGTCCGCTGCCACTACATGACACTGGGTGCTATCACGCACCGCATGTCGTGCAACACCCCCAACCTCCAGCAAGTCCCCGGACCACAGTCCGAGTACGGGTCGGAGTGTCGGGCTGTCTGGACTGTCCCGGCAGGTCGTCAGCTTATCGGTACCGACCTTGCAGGTATCGAACTGCGCTGCCTTGCCCACTATCTCAACGACCAGAAATACACAGAGGAACTGATCCATGGCGACGTTCACACAAGAACTCAGGAACTTGCTGGACTCCCTGACCGTGCTGGAGCAAAGACTTTCACGTACGCGCTGCTTTACGGGGCAGGAGATGCCAAGCTGGGAACAATTGTCGGAGGAGGAGCAGCAGATGGCGCTGCTATTAGGGCAAGGTATCTCCGTAACATGCCATCATTTGCTAACCTACAGCGGTCAGTTACCACAGCCGCCCGGACAGGGTTCATCCGGGGGATCGACGACCGGGTTCTCCGGATCAGGTCGGAACACGCTGCACTGAACACGCTTCTCCAGTCCTGCGCTGCTGTCGTTGCCAAGCGATGGCTGATCAGGATGTACGACCTGATGTCCGAATCAGGACTTGACGCGACTATCATCGCCATGATACACGACGAACTCTGCATCGAGGCAGCCGGGTCTGTCGATCCGTCCGTCATCGGTGAGATGTCAAAGACTGCTGTCCGTCAGGCAGAGGCAGACCTCAACTTCAACTGTCCGCTCGACTGCGACTGGAAGGTTGGACACAACTGGAGTGAAACACATTGAGGAATACGCTGACAGAGGAAGAGACCAAGACAGCAACAGAAGTTGGTCTCGCCAGATATACCAGCAGCCGACGCCACGGGGTGACGGACAGGCTTGTTGCCAACCTGTCTACCGATGGCAGAAAGTGGTCCGACATCTGGGGTGCACGGGCTGAACTCTGGTTCTCCATCATCAGCGGCCTGCCGTGGACTGGACGGACATCGCTGGTGGCGGACGTGGGTGACGACATCGAGGTTAAGACGACAGAGTACAGGGACGGACATCTGATTGTCAGACCGAAAGATCATAAAGATGATCCGACGGAGTATATCCGGACTCATACCTACGTTCTTGTAACTCACGACCGAAAGTCCGGCACGTTCAATTATGCGGGATACATTCACGGGGCTGACGCTATGGACGACCAGTACTGGCATCCGGGCGATGCTTGGTGGGTACCACAATCTGCTCTTCAGAAGGAGATGCCCAATGTGGATCGTACAGCAGCAGAGTGACGGACTGTGGCGTGACGTCTGCCGGTTCGATGACGAGACCGACGCAGAACTCTACGCCATGCACATGGTTGACACGTGCCGGATTGTGTACTACAAAACCGGACACCAGATGGACATTGAGGAGTACCTGTCGTGAAGATTGAAGTTGAACTTCACAGTGACTTTGCGGATGACCTTGTCATTGCCTCCCTGAAACAAAGCCTGTCGTATCTGAGGCATGAGCATGACGAATACATGCGACGCTGCGTCCTCCAGACTTTGTCGTTCTACATGAACTCCGAGGAGTTCGCGACCTTTGAACTCAGTCTGACCGGGGACAACGCCGAGGACATTGAGGAAGCCCTCCGTGTTCAGGCGAAGGAGATTGAACTAGACAGCACCTATCCGCCGGATGCACCGTCTGACTTCCCGAAGGAAGATACGCTGGAGTGGAAGGCTGCCGAGGAAATCCGACGACTCCGCCTGATGGTTGACGAACTGACCAATCACAGGTGGGAAGAAAAGATTGTCAACGATTCACGATTTGATGGTTGACATGTGCGGGAGAATCGTCTAGGTTCTCCCCCTGCACGTAACCGGGACTTCGTGCACCCACAAACCCGAAAGGAAAACATCATGGCTGCATTGCGTGGAAAGTGCTACTGGGCGAAGGTTCATGAGCCGGAACCGAATTACTTCGACCCGGAGAAGGTTGAGTACTCGATCAACATCGGTCACCTGACCGACGATGACAAGGCTCTCCTTCAGAGTCTGAATCTTGGCGACAAGATCAAGACCGACAAAAAGGATGTCATGGGCGACTTCATCCAGTTCAAGGCGAAGAACGTCAAGACTATCTACAATCGCGAGACCGGGGAGCGTGACGAGATTGAGAACACGATCATGGTCGTGGACGCTGATCTGAATCCTGTTCCCACGGACGTACTTATCGGTAACGGTTCCGAGGTTGTGGTCTCCTTCCAGCCGATCCACTACAAGAAGCTGAAGAAGTGGGGGGTTGAACTCCTCGGCGTTCAGGTTATTGAACTGAACGAGTACAGCCCGGGTGCTGATCCGATGGCTGACTTCAAGGCCGCTGCCTCCGGCAGTGAGTCTGCGTTCGCAGCATAGTACATTGCCATGAAGAATATCGATACCATCACTGATGATCTACAGACGATGTTCGACTTTGGGGTCTCGTCTCCTGATCCCCAGAATGTCGAGCGGTTCCTGACTGACGTCAAGGAATCGGTTCTCCGGTCTATCGGGGAGACAACGTCTGGCCCGTCCAATCTTCGGATGTCTAATCTTGGGCGGAAAGATCGTCAGCTTTGGTACGATATTCGACGTGGCAGGACCGGGGGCCTCCAGTATTCAACCCGCATCAAGTTTCTGATGGGGCATATCATGGAGGCCCTCGTTCTTTTCCTCCTGAAGGAGGCAGGACATACCGTCGAGGACGAGCAGAAGACGCTGGAGGTTGATGGTGTCGTCGGGCACATGGATGCCCGGATCGACGGGGTCATCACCGACGTTAAGACTACGTCCCGATTCGGATTCCGAAAGTTTGCAGACGCCGAGACGCTGACATCCGACGATCCGTTCGGCTACATCGGGCAGGTGTCTGCCTACGCTCATGCAGAGGGGGACAGCCGGGCTGCCTTCCTTGCAATCAACAAGGAATCGGGGGAGATCGGCGTCTGCACTGTCTCCGGTAATCAGATGATCAATGTCCCGGAGCGAATTGCCCATGTCAAATCCGTACTCGATTCTGATGATCCTCCACCTCGGTGTTACGATCCGGTCCCAGACGGGGCGTCAGGGAATATGGCGTTGCCAAAGGCGTGTTCGTTCTGTGATCACCGATCTGAGTGCTGGGCCGATGCAAATGGCGGTCGAGGTCTACGAGGATTCGCCTACGCCGGAGGAGTGAAGTACCTCACCCACGTATCCCGTGAACCAAATGTCCCGGAAGTCTAACCTAGGTCATTGGAAAAATCCCGGAAGGCTGAAGCTAGACCCTGAAGAATCCTTCGGCTTTGTCTATCTGATTGTAAACACGCTGACCGGGCGGCGGTACATCGGGAAGAAGCAGTATCACCGATACTCGAAGGGACGTCGTCGTGGTGTGTCGGACTGGAGGACATACACCTCGTCATCCCGGGAGGTGAACGAGGACATCACCCGGCTTGGGAAGAAGAACTTTCACTTCGAGATACTGGCAGAGTTTCAGACCCGTGGCGGGCTGACGTACGGGGAGACGAATCTACAGCACGTAGCCGACGTGCTGACACTGGCTGACGAGAACGGTAACCGGATATTCTATAACGCATTCATCGACAAGATACGTTTTATCCCGGGAGAGTTCCTCTCTGACGCCGACAAACAGAGAGTTGTTCGCCGTGTCAGAAATTACAGTTGACGATGGATTCCTCGATCTGCTATTAGACGAGGCAGCCCGGGACAACAGGCAGGACCCTCACCGTCTGCTCTTCCTTGCGGTAATCTTTCAGGCACTCCTTGACGCAACCAAGCCGGAGAACGAGAATGAGTCGGCAGAAGCGGTACTGGCCCGGGACAGGGCGAAGGGATGGTTCTTCGCCCCGGCTGGGGTCACGGCCACAGATTTCGAAACAGTCTGTGACCTTGCCTCCGTCGATCCCATGCAGGTCAGAACCTATGCAACCCGGGTTCTCCGGGACGGGACAGAAACATTTGTCAGAAGGAAGATCAATGCGATCCTCAACCACTAAGACCAAGTCTGACGGCTGGTCTACCGACTACTACGAACTGCCCCCGGGTGCCCGGGAACTTCAGGACCTTATCGAGTACAGGGAGATGAACTTCTCTGTCGGTAATATCTTCAAGGCTGCGTACCGCCTTGGCCGGAAGGAGGGGGCTGACACGCTCTACGATCTGCGGAAGATCATGTGGTACGCCGAGCGGGAGATAGCCCGTCTGTCGTCCGTGGCGGACAACAAGTACTGCCTGTTCTGTGACGAACGACACGCCGGTCCCTGCCCGTACGAGGGGACTGAGATGAGCGAGTACAACGATCTTTACGAGGACACCGACAAATATGAACAGCCCTGAACGCACCCTCCATCTTCCTGCGTCTGACTCCCACTTTGCCGGGGCAGGGTGGGATTACCAGAAGCCGCAGCGTGAGGCTGCCATCGCTGCCTGTCGTCAACACCGGACTGCCGTCGATGTCGGTGCACACGTCGGTATCTGGACCCGCCGTTTCGCCGAGGTCTTCAAGTCTGTCTGGTCGTTCGAGCCGTGCCCGGAGAATCTTCTCCCCCTGTACCGGAACACTGACGGGCTGAAGAACGTGGTTGTCAACGATGCAGCCATTGCAGAAGGTCCGGACGTCCTTGCCCTGAAACGACTCAGGGCGGACAACTCCGGCATGTGGCGTCTGGCCGCACCCGGGGAGGAGATCAAGTCTAACTCCTACTTCGTCCGTGTCGTTGCCCTTGACGATCTCCAGATTCCTGATGTTGACCTGATCAAGATCGACGTGGAGGGGGTGGAGCCTCGTGTTCTACTCGGTGCCCGGCAGACGATCCAGACGTACCGGCCTGTCCTCTGTATCGAGGCGAAAGAATCCGATTCTGAGGAACGGATCAATATGGTTCTTGACTACTTCGAAGTTCCGTATAAGATGAGCCGGGTCGGATCAGAAGCTATCTACATCCCGGAGTAAATCATGGCAAAGAAGATGACTGGGTTTGAGAAGCAGCGCATTCTCAAGACCCACACCCGTCGGCGCAACAAGCCGCACGGGCGACGACACGCGAAGAAGATGACCCCCAAGTCTGGTATCCGTAACAAGCGAGGCTTCTATCTGTGAAGGCTACATACATATCTCATATGGGCGACGATAGCCTTGTTGTTGACGCTGCGCGTGTGTCCTTCGCCCGGAAGGCAGCCGAGTTCACCCCGGCGCAGAACGACAAGCTGATCAGGTACCTTGCCCGGCACGGCCACTGGACACCGTTCGGGCATCCGCAGATCACCATTCATATTGAGGCACCGATCTTTGTCGCCCGTCAGCTTGTCAAGCATCAGGTCGGCCTTGTCTGGAACGAGGTGTCCCGCAGGTACATCGACAGCCCACCGACGTTCTTCACCCCCCGGTCGTGGCGTCCCCGGGCTGCCAACAACAAGCAGGGTTCTGTCCGGGACGATCAGATCGGGGACATGAGGGCTGCGTACACCGTCTATCAGGACACCGTCCGTGTTCTGGTCGATGCGTACGACGATCTTCTGGCCCTTGGCGTTGCCCCTGAACAGGCCCGGATGATCCTCCCCCTGTCGTCCATGACCGAATGGTACTGGACCGGCAGTCTGGCAGCATGGGCACGGGTCTACCGGCTCCGTTCCGGGGAGGATGCACAGGCAGAGACGTCCGAGATTGCGGAGGACATCGGGGATATTCTCCGCGAACTTTACCCCGTATCGTGGGCAGCACTCACAGGAGAAGCAGATGCGTCGTGAACCACAAGATTATATCGGAAGCAAATTGGCGTCGCAGCGGCTGGTCCGTAGGATCAAAGATTACTACGCCAATCGTGGTGTCCAGAATGTCCGTGTCTGGGTGGAAGAATTTCAGCACGGAAATCAGACATACTATCAGGTCCGCTCCAACTTGAGGTTCGAAGTTCCCCATGTCTAATCATCTGCCAACCCAATACCAACAGTTCATTGCCCTGTCCCGCTATGCCCGGTGGCTCCCCGATGAGGGACGCCGGGAAACATGGTCGGAGACGGTTGACCGATACATCGACAATGTCGTCCGCCGGGCTATCCCCGGGGAGGATACGGTTGTCAACAACATCCGGGACGCTATCCTGTCCCTGTCCGTCATGCCGTCCATGCGGATGATGATGACGGCAGGCCCGGCCCTCGACCGGGACAACACTGCCGGGTACAACTGCTCGTACATTGCCGTGGACGATCCCAAGGCATTCGACGAGGCCATGATGATCCTGCTCTGCGGGACCGGCGTCGGCTTCTCTGTCGAACGACAACACATTGCCCGTCTCCCGGAGGTCCCGGAGAAGCTGTTTGATGCGGAGGACGTGATCGTCGTCCACGACTCGAAGGAAGGATGGGCGAAGGCGTACCGTAAGCTGGTCGCCATGCTGTACGCCGGGGAGATTCCCCGGTGGGATGTATCCGGTGTTCGCCCGGCGGGTGCCAAGCTGAAGACGTTCGGGGGCAGGGCATCAGGCCCGGAGCCGCTGGTCGATCTGTTCCGGTTCACCATCGACATCTTCCGGAAGGCTGCCGGTCGTCGGCTGAACAGCATCGAATGTCACGACATCATGTGCAAGATCGGGGACATTGTCGTTGTCGGTGGCGTCCGCCGGTCGGCCATGATCAGCCTGTCGAACCTGTCGGACGACCGGATGCGACATGCCAAGTCGGGCCAGTGGTGGGAGGGGAACGCCCAACGTGCACTGGCTAACAACTCGGCTGTCTATACCGAGAAGCCTGACGTCGAATCCTTCCTCCGCGAATGGACTGCACTGGTCGAGTCGAAGTCTGGCGAACGTGGTATCTTCGCCCGGTACGCTGCCGAGGCACACGTCGCCTCCCGGGGTCGTCGGGAGACTGGTCATGAATGGGGGACGAACCCCTGCTCCGAGATCATTCTCCGGTCGAACCAGTTCTGTAATCTGACGGAGGTTGTCGTCCGGGCCGGGGATACCCGGAAGACGCTGGAGGAAAAGGTCCGTCTTGCCACGATCCTTGGGACGATCCAGTCTACCTTCACCAAGTTCCCGTATCTTCGCCGGGTCTGGACGAAGAACACGGAGGAGGAACGTCTGCTGGGTGTAAGCCTGACCGGTATCATGGACAACCCGATCACCTCGGCCCCTGACCCGGAACTGCTCCGTCATCTGCGTGACGTAGCCGTGGACACCAACAAGGCATGGGCCTCGATGCTTGGCATCCCTGCCTCGGCAGCCATTACCTGCGTGAAGCCGTCCGGGACTGTCTCCCAGCTTGTCGATGCAGGGTCCGGTATCCATGCCCGACACAGCCCGTACTACATCCGGACTGTCCGGGGCGACGTGAAGGACCCGCTGACGACCCTGATGAAGGACGAGGGCGTCCCGTGGGAGCCGGAAGTTTTTCACCCGGATTCGACTGTCGTCTTCTCGTTCCCGCAGAAGGCACCCGGCGGGGCTGTCACCCGGAACGACATGACTGCCATCGAGCAGCTAGAACTGTGGAAGACGTACGCCCTCAACTGGTGCGAACACAAGCCGTCTGTGACGATCAGCGTCAGGGACGAGGAGTGGGTGGACGTCGGGGCGTGGGTCTACCGTAACTTCGACATCTGCTCCGGGATCAGCTTCCTCCCGCACTCGGATCATACGTACCAACAGGCCCCGTATCAGGACTGTGACAAGGCTGCGTACGATGAACTGCTGGGCCGTATGCCAGTGACCATCAACTGGGGACGGCTTGGGGAGTACGAGTCGGACGACAATACATCGGGGATGCAGACTCTCGCATGTACCGGGGGAGTGTGTGAAATTGTCGATCTCACCAAATAAACCTGCCGCCCCGGGGCCTCACGCTACCCAGTGCTGTAAGACCTGCCGCCTCGATGAGAACAAAGAGTACTGTGTCGGGTGCGGCAGGACAGTCGAGGAAATCAGGCAGGCTTACGAGGACTACAAAAATTCCCTTGTGAAGAAATAAGGGTCCGACAAAGATGGGGGTGGAGGTAATCTGCCATGAAGCCAACCATCCCTATCTTTGTCGGGTACGACGCATCAACTGCCGAGGCATTCCTTGCCTGTGCCGGGTCCATCACTGAGAACACCAAGGACTCGGCCCCGGTAATTCACCCGCTCCAGCACCGCAATCTCCGTCGTGACGGCCTGTTCTATCGCCAGTGGGACATCGACGAGGTCGGCCAGTACTGGGACAAGGAAGACGGCAGACCGTTCTCGACAGAGTTCTCCTTCTCCCGGTTCTGCACGGTGGACTGGGCCAGACGGATGGGTTACACCGGGTGGGTCATGTTCTGTGACTCGGACTTTATCTTTCTGTCGGACTTGACGAAGCTGTTCGACTACGCTAGAAAGTATCCCGACAAGGCCCTGCTCACCGTCCAGTTCGACTGGCAACCTGCCGAGGAGATGAAGATGGACGGGCGTATCCAGTCCCAGTACAACAGGAAACTCTGGTCGTCCCTGATGATGTTCAACATGGATCATCCTGCTAACGCCGGGCTGACGACACAGCTTGTCAACACGGCATCAGGGTCTGATCTGCACCGCTTCTGTTGGTTGTCAGACGATGACATCGGGGAACTACCCGGCGGTTGGAACTGGATCGAGGGTATCAGCCCAGACCACCAGACCCCGTTTGCTGTTCATCATAGCCACGGTCTCCCCATCCACCCGGGATATGAGACTTCCCGGTACGCAGAAGAGTGGGACGGTTATCTCCGGCGTCATCTGCGTCGCCTATCATCCCGGAAGAAATTGCCTGAAGGAATCCTCTCATGAGAAAGTATGTAGCCGTCACGTCGATGAACAAGGCAGGGTACGATCTGTACGGCAGACAGATGCTGGAGTCTGTCGCCCGTCACTGGTCCCCGGAGATTGACTTCTACGTCTGGTACCACGACTGGGACATCCTGTCGGAGCCTGACCTGCCCGGGACAGACGTCCTAAACTTCCGCAGCCTGAACAAGGTAGGCGATCTGCTGATCTTCCGTGAACGGATGGCCGACCATAAGCCTGACAACTGGCGGATGGATGTCGTCCGCTTCTGTCACAAGGTCTATGCGATCTCCGAGACTGCCCGTCAGCTTGTCTCTGACATCGACGACGAGACGGACTATCAGCTTCTCTGGCTGGACGCTGACACGATCACAAAGGAGGACGTCGATCCGGCGTGGCTTGACAGTCTGTTAGGTTCTGCCGACATCTCCCTTCTTGAACGGAGGGCGGCTGATTACGCCGAGACATCGTTCATGCGGTTCGACCTTCACCACAGTCGGTCGGCAGCGTTCGACGTTCTGGAGGATGTCAGGGCTGCGTACGACACGCTGGAAGTCCGTGGTTACCGTGAATGGCACGACGGCTTCGTCTTCCAGCGGATCATCAATCTGCATGTCAACCACACGCTGGAGGTGGAGAATCTGTCGCCGGACGCCAATACCCTTGATGCGTTCCACACCAGCCGTCTTGCCGAGCGGATAGAGCATTTCAAGGGGGCAAAGAAGGAGGCACCCCGGGAAATCCCGATCATGGTGCAGCCGAAGGATTCTGTCCCTGACGAATACATCAGGGATAACATCATTGCGAACAACGAACTCATCGGCATGTGGGTAAGCCGGTGCAGACCACACGCACTCCCCGGCATCATCCTGTCTGCCGGACCGTCGCTGAACACGGAACAGATTCGTCACGACTATTACTACGGGAAGAAGGTGACGGGGACCAAGCTGCTCTGTGTCAAGCACAGTCTGCCCCGCCTGATGGAGGCAGGGATTGTCCCGTGGGGATGTACCGTCCTCGACCCTCGCCCGGTGGACGGTATCTCGACGCACGGTGTTCTCCGGAAGGACCTGTTCCGGGACATCGACCCACGGACCACGTTCTTTGTCGCCTCCATGACGGACCCGTCAGTCACCCGTCTGCTGCTCGACCGGGGTGCAACGGTTGTCGGCTTCCACGCATACTCTCAGGCCATTCAGCGGGTCGCCAACGATCCTGCTTACCCGCTCTCCCCCGACACCGTGTACATCACCGGGGGTACGTGTGCTGCCACCCGATCTATCGGGCTGCTCCATACTCTCGGGTTCCGTGACATCACCCTTGCCGGATTCGACGGGTCTGTCCCTGAACCTGCGGACTCGGAGAAGGAGGACACAATCGTCAGCCACGACGGGAAGGAGCGGGAGAAATACCTGAAGGTGAAGATTAACGGGAAGGAGTTCTGGACGACCGGGGAACTTCTTGCCTTCGCGCAGGACTGTGAGCGGATGTTCGACAAGGTGGACATGGACACTGAACTCTCCTTCATCGGGGAGGGTACGCTCTGTGCCGAGACGTGGGTGAACAGGAAGATTCGTCCTCTGTCCAACCTTCAGGATATTGTCAATGGGTATTGAGACAGCCACGTACAAAGTTCTTCAGGGACTCCGGGGTCGGGTGTCCTCGATTCTCTGCCTCGGATACCCGGACCTTCTTGTCGATCCTGCCGAGATCAGGGGGACATACACGGAGCGTGATGATGCCGACAAAATCAGACAGTGGCACCGCTGGTCAGGACCAGTCTACGACACAGAGGAAGTACTCCGAGACGAACTTGGACTACTGGAGATCGAGTTCGCAGATGTTGTGGCCCACCGAGGACCGGAGCGTCTGGTTGACCTCAATCAGTATGTCGAGTGGGGCAGGACCTATGATGTGGTTCTGGATGGCGGGACTGCTGAACACTGCTTCAATATTGGACAGGTCTTTGACAATATACATCGGGCTGTCGGCAAGTTTGTCATCCATGTTAATCCGCTGAACATGATTAACCATGGCTTCTGGAACGTCAGCCCGACTTCGTACCACGATTTCTACGACCAGAACGGATACATCATCATGTCTGCCGGGGTCATGTACGGACATCCCGATACGCGGTACTATGATAATCTGAACGAGAAGGCCATGGTCGGCAGGTTTCAGCCGCGCAAAGTCGTGGAGATGACTAACCTCTTCGTTGCCGAGAAGGTGCGGGGGGATACAGGTCCTACTGTCTGGCCTGTTCAGCACAAGTATAAGGGTATGATCCATGAGTGACGACAAGATCGTGTATATCAACAAGGCTCAGTCCCCGGAAGTACAGGAGGAGGAGAAGGCCGAGGCTTTGCAGACTATGCTTGAGTGCCTTAAAGTAGTTGGTGACAAGGTACTTGCAGACGAAGTTGAAGGGTTGATCGTCATAACCTTCAACCGTAACAATACGTCAGAAGATTATCTGACGGGTATGCTTAATATGGCGCAGGTTACCCACGTACTTAATTGTCTCCTTGTCAACAATATCCTGATGACTCAAATCCAGCTAAAGGATTTTGAGGAGTGATGTATTAACCTCGACTTATCGAGGTTACATTCATACAGAAGGTACCGGCAAGATGACCGCAAAACTTAGTGAGGCGACTGAGTTAGCGATTCCGCTCAAAAACATCATCGGTATGCTTGTCGCCGTCTCTGTCGGTACCGGGGCGTACTTCTCCCTTGTTGAACGCATCAACATCATTGATCATGCGATTGCAATGTTGCAGGTGGATACAAAACTCAACTCAGAGTTCAGGATTAAATGGCCTCGGGGAGAACTTGGGTCTCTCCCGGCAGATGCCCGGCAGGACCTGCTGATGGAGGCTATGCAGGAGCAGATTGACAGGCTGGAGAAACGACTTGAACGTGTGGATGATCTTCAAGTCCGGGTTAAACTGGCAGAGCAGCGGCTTGAAGGAAAGGAGACACAATGATCGGCGGTATCCCACTCGAACTTATCACGATGCTTGGCTCCGGATTGCTGGGCGGCATCATGACCCTCTGGTCTCAGTCTATGAAGTCGAAGCAGGAGGCTTTCCAACGGGCTATCGACGGACTGGCTGCCCAGTCTAAGGCTACCGACATGGCCCGGCGGTACGAGAACCACGGGTTTCAGGTAACCCGCCGGATCATCGCCCTGTCTGCCATCGGGGCTATCATCGTCTGGCCGAAAGTTGTGCCAATATTCTGGCCCGAGATTCAGGTCGTGGTCGGATGGACCCAGTGGAACCCCGGCTTCCTTTTCCTCGGCGGATCGGAGGAGACGTTGTGGAAGACCATGACTGGTCTGGTTCTGACACCGCTGGATACTCATCTGGTGTCGGCGATTGTGGGTCTGTACTTCGGTGCTTCGATGGTGAAGAACGCAAAATGATACTGCTTGATGTGATACTAGCTATCCTAAAGCTGTTGTAATTTTATTAGTCTGTTAGAAGTGCCTCCGGAGGAGATTCTAGGTTCTTGCCATCGTATCGATTTTCAATGGCTGCCATTGCCTGTCTGAATTTGGATACCGGAAATGTCGGATTCTCCTGAATAATATCTTTCCACAACTGCTTGTTGGTAGACAGTCGGCGAATCGCGGACCTGTTATACAACAGGCGTCCTCGTTCCCTCTTTGATCTGGGCATTGCACTGCGGAGATCAGCATCATTCATGATCTCGTTCATCGTACGTCGGTCATTATCCGTAAGTTCTTTAAGATCGCTGAGTAGATCAGAGATGGTCCCCTGCACGGCAAACTGTCTGGCAAGTTCCGCCTCATAATCTTGGAACAGTTTGTCGTAATCAACCCTGTCGATGTTAGCCGGATTCTCCAGCAGCGTCTTCATCCGCGTCGTAAAGGCTGTCGCACCGTCTTGAAACTCACGAGATTGGGATCGCAGGGCAAATCCTGTCGTTGCATCGATATCAAACGTCTCTTTCTTTACAGCGCCGACCACGCCTTTTCTGGCAAGGAAGGTCAAGAAATCTTCCGGGTCAATATCCTCACGCCGTCTGCCGAAATACTGGGGAGCCAACCAAAGTTCCGTCTCCGGGGAGAACGCCCCGGTCTCAACAGCAAACTCACGACCAAGTTTGGCGAAGCCCGGCTCTGTCAGGCGGATGAATTTACCAAGAGAATCCGAGAACGCATCATCAGTCGTCGCCGTAAAAAGATTCTTCAGTTCAAAAGCAGCCTGTGATGCAAGACTCGGATCGACAATTGGGCCGATAAATTGCAGCATTGCCGGGGCAAGATATTCGTCCATTGTTTCGTCGAAAGAACGACCCTCGATAGCCCCTGCCTGTACTGCGGAAACAAGCTGCATGATAGGGGCAAACGGGTTCAGGTAGCCAAGGTCATAGAAATCAAACTTGGCGTCCTTCCCGGTTCCTTCTTTCGGGAGAACGACAAGAGGATTAAACTTTCGCCAATCTTCCAGATATCCGGTCATTGCCTCCCGGATATCAGATGTCCCATTCATCTCATTTAGTGTGTATGCCGCCGCCGCAAAGCCCCCGTTTATGGCAGCCATTGAAGCAAGACGATTAGCCCCCGAAGCAATCAGAGCCTTGTTACCTGTCGCAAATCCTTCAACCATTTCATCTTGGGAGAAGCGCATCGCCTTAACAAAATTTCGTATGATATCTAGCGCATACGCCATAAAGTTACCAACGATGGGAACACCTCGCAGATACTCGGTAAACTGCGGGACACGACTATACGTCGGCATAATATTTAATGCGCGACGAGCAGCAAGTTCAGTCAGGATTTCATCTTCCGAAACTTTTGTCTTCCCCAGAAAATTTTTGATATCGTCTTCTATCTGGAGACGACGGTCCGGGGTATAGCCTTTCCAGATACCCTTCATCCGTTCTTTCTCAGAGAGAAACGTAAATATCTTTCCTATATCATCATAGGATTGATACATCTTACGGAAGAACTCGCCCGGTTTTCCGCCCCGGGCAATCGTATATGCAGCCTGTGCCATCCCGCCTGATGGGCTGCGACCAGACTGAAAATCAGGACCAAGACGATTCAGAATCTGACGCATCGTTGTTGATGTATTGGTTACACCGAGTCGCTGCATAGTCTCTGCAAATTCTTTGTCGCCTATTTTCTGGAACGCAGTCACAGCGCCTTTCAGACCTGACGGGCTAAAAAGATTTCCCATTGCCGCCAACTGAAGACCGGAACCAACGACGGCTCGTGGGTGGGCAACGGGAGAGTATACTGTCTTGCCAAGTTTGATGGTTCCTTGCAGGAACGACATAACATCAAGTGCACCGCCAAGAACACCATTCTTTGTTGCTTCCCGGATAGACGGGTTCGTCAGCGTTAGACGCAGCCTGTTGGCAAGTTGATCATCGACAAAATATTTCAACTCGTCTGGTCCGCGCAGTCCACGCTTTACCGGGAACGTACCTTCGTACAGGCTTTTCAGCTTACGAGCATCCGGGAGCGTCCCTGTTTTATTGAACAACAGCGAGGCTGCCTCGTCGGCGTCCTTAGCCAGAATCGCCTGTCCTCTCGATTCCAGTATCCGACCAACCTCGTTAGCCAGATGAAGCTGCGAGATAGGCTCGATAATACCCCGGGTCGTGGCAAACACCGTGGACGCAGGGTCCGCATTACGCCCAAAAATTTCCTGAAATACTTTCGGAAATTCTTCTTCCTGTTTTCGTTTCCGCATCAACGCGCCGGAGTATTCGTAATCTCCAAGTTTTCCTTCGTACATATCACGGGCAACAGATTTTATCTGCGGAATATAGGAGGTGGGCAGCGATTTATTCTGCGACAGAAAATCTTTCGGGATGCCGAACTTTTCAAAAAATTTATTGGTATCCCCTTCCGGAAGCAGAGCATCCTTCCGGATAGTATCGTACAGATCAGTCAGTGTGTTTGGCTTTGTCGCCAAGAAATCATCAAACTTTATCTTACGACTCGGTCCTTTTTCGAACGCATCGTACGTAAGTCTGGAGTAGAACGGATTATACTTTGGGTTCAGCTTGTCAAAGTTCTTAGACACGTTGTCGGACAGACCAGAGACAGCCCCTGCGTACTGCTGTAGTTGGCCGACAAGAGTTCGATAATCCTTGAACAATCCGGCAAGGTCTTTATCTTGTGCCTCAATCTTAGCAATATCCTCTGGACGTCCTTCAAACGCAGCCCGTAGTGCGTCGTTCTCGCCTTTTTCTGCAAGGTCTTTATACGTTGCGTTGTTTCTAAATTTTGTCTCAAGTTTCTGTGCACGGTCTGCAAAGGCAAATCGATCACCGGCAATCATCTCCGAGCGTCTGAGAATATCCTCGCCAAGACCACCACCGGGCTGAATAAGAGGAATACCTTTTTGAATCAAAGAGACACTACGATTCAGCGACCGCTGCATGTTTACCGGGAGTGCGTCGTACGCAGCCTTGGTAATCGCCCCACCAGCCTTGCCAACGCCACGGGCACCAAGCGCCAAACCAGAACCGGCGAGTACGGCGGCAGGTCCTTCAATTGCCCCGGCCAAAGCAATCGAGCCGAGGTCTTTCTCGTCCCGAATACCAAGGTCTTGTTCGACGTTCTGTATCTCGTTCTCACGGACGACGCCGCCCGTAGCCCCGGCAAGAGAATCTACAGCATATGTCCCCAGCAAAGCCTTTGCCCGGTTCGACAGAACACTTTTGGCAGTCTGTTGTAGTGCTACCTTGCCGCCAGTAACAGCAGCAGTACCAGCCCCGAAACTGAAAGCACCGGCAAGAAGACCGAGAAGGTTTGTCGGGTCGGCGACAGAGTACTTGAGATGGTCAAAGATAGCATCCCCGACAGGGGCAGACCCTTCTTCAAATATAGTCGGGAGTGCATCTACCTGTTGTAGGGCGTATCCTGCAAGAATTTTGCCGTTGTCTGACAGGCTTGTAAGACTGCTGCCAACATCAAACGTACCGTAAAGATTATCTTCAAAGTAACGCTTCGTTGACAGAAAATCATCAACAAGTTCTTTCCGTGTCTCCGGAATGTCTTTGCCCATTTCTGTGTAAATGTGATACACAGAGTCTGCAAAAAGATCATCATTCAGAAGTTCGTCATATGTAGGCATTACTTAGCCTGTGTTTGAGTTGCCCCGGCCTCTGCTGCCTTGCGGCGGAGAACTTCGTCGGCTGCTGCTGCTATACCACGCTTGTGTTGTTTCGCCGAAGTAGAACCACCAGTAGACGGCGGAATAGGCACTGCTGTATCTTCCTGACCTATCATCGGAATCCCGGTTCTGTCTACGATAAGTTTGCTCAGGCCGGGAAGAATTTTACCAATTTCAGCCGCCTGTGCAGCCGACACAGGATCAAACGCCTGACTCAGGGCAGACTGTTGAGAAACTAACGAACCATACAATTTAATCAATGGTTCATACTCAGCTACTTTAGCTTCCCGCATTTCTTTTTCAGATTGCCGCATTTCTTTTGCAACATCAAGGGCAGACTTCAGATTTTCCTGAGTTGTCTTTTGACGGGCTGCGCGTTTGGCAGCGAGTTGCTTCTCGTATTCAATGTCTTGTTCTGCCTTTGCACCAAACCCGCGAGTAATAGCCTCAACAGCCTGTCCGAAACGAGTCGTCTTTTCGGTAGGCTGCATAATAGCCTCCCCGATACGCTGTGCTTCAAGGGCCGTCCGATCTGGGTCGGTGACGCCGAAGAGTTGATATGACCATGATTTTTCAAGGGCGGCTTTCTCGGCAGCCTTCCGTTGCTGTTCCGCCAGTGCATCAGCAAGATAAGCCTCTGTTGCCTGTTTAATAGATGCCTGTTGCAGGTCCTTGATCTGATCCTCAGTGGTAGACCGACCACCGGCGTTAAGTCGGACAATCCTGCCGCCATTTGCCCGACGAACAATGGACGACAAACCGCCGACTTGACCTCCTTGGTTGAATAACCCTCCCACTAAATTGCCTATGCTCTGTATACCCTGAACTGCCTTTGGAACAGCGCCGAGAAGGTTAATGCCAGTACCAATAGCTTGTGAGATACCAGATGGTTTTTCCGGCTGTATGACAGTATCCGTCCGTCCTGAACCCGGCTGACCAAGAAATCCGGTATATTGGCTGAATACAGCCTCCGGATAATTAAGAGCAGCCACCTCCTGACCAAGCTGTGCCTGACGGAGAGCATCTGCCATGGTACGCTGCGTCTCGCCGACACCTGACAAGAGACCCAGACGCTGCACATCAGCCTCAAAACCAGATTGCCCTAGCTGGGCGTACTGTGGGGCAGCCTGAAGCATTCGATTCCGTTCAGCCTGTGCAGCGGCGATGGCCTGTTCGTACGCTTTCTGAAGACCCGTGGCTTCAATATCTGCCAAGTTTCGACCTAGTCCTTCATACGCCTGACTACGTTCGATAGCCGCCCGTGAACCGCGAAGACCACCCTCTGATGTTGCCCGGGTCATAAGAGGCTGCATGGTCGTCCGTTGAAAATCTTCGACAGCCCGACGTTTTGCAGCCTCTGTCACCCCCGACATGTACGGCGACATCAGGCGGCTAATGTCTACCTCGCCGATAGGGGCTGCGGCCATCCCGGCCATCTGCTGACCAAATTGGTAGCTGGGAGTTGCCCCGGGACCACGGGCCAGAGCCGATATACCTGCCATAGACTGTAGTTCTTCGGCAGAGAAAGGGGTCACCAGCGGGGTTGTCGGAGTGATATAACCCTCGGCAAGTCTCTTCTGAAATTGAGGGACTGTGGCCCCGTATACGGCTTCGGCCAGTGGCTTGAGTTCTGTCGCAAACTCAGGTTTCTGAACTGTCGTGGTGTCAACCATGGCGTAACTATACCCTTCTTAGCTTGGGCAGAAAAGAACCTCCTGCGGCGGCAGTAAGGGCACTCATCAAGCCCCCACCATTTGCCGGGGGCTGATTAGTATGCCCGTACTTATTCTGTCGTACCTGAGAAACAAACTGATCTAGCATCTCTGACCCAGCCCCGGACGAGCCGTCGCCAAGCTGGGAGACGACATCAGCCGGGAGGACGTATTCATCCCGCGACAGAAGGGCCGGTTGCTGCCCCTCGATAGAGAACGGAACAGAGTCCGACATGCCGGTACCTGCCCCCGGGACCATACCTTCGAACGCCGGGTTACCGTACCCGGTAGGCGCTGTGTCGCCCCCGTACGCAAGAGCAGAGATACCGCCGCCCTGTGCAAACCGTCGATCATAATGAATAATCTGCATTAAGTCTGCAAGGCCCGGAATTTCTTGACGAGGGGAAGTAATGTCTAGAATGACATTAGCCAAATCAGTTCGCACAACGCACTCCTTTTGGAAGTTTAGTGTAATCAACTTTTAGATAGCCATCGACAACACTGACAGCGTCGGCATACTTTGTTGTAAGCAGTTCGTGTGCCATTACACCAATTTTCTTTGGACCACCCCACTTGTATGTCCAACTATACTGATTCAACCCATCAATATTTTTTATGTATTTAACGTCTTGTTTTAGACGAATATCTGACCAGTCGTCACCAACATCCCCACCAGAATTATCTCCGCCACTACTCGTAGAACCTGAATTGCCGTCGGAGTTACCGGGGTCATAGGGACCATAATCTTGAGAGTAATCAACAGAGTAACCATAGCCACCGATCTCGTCAGCAGTTGTCATACCGGACCCAAACGCATCCTCTTTAGCTTGGGTCTCCGCCGCCTTCGCCGCTACATCCCCTATCGCCGCTGCCGTAGCCATTTCAGAGCCGCGCGGATTACCGTATTTATCAATATTCTGATTTCCAAATCCATAGATTTGCGTCTGTCCGGTAACTGGGTTATTCGCAGTAAATCCAAGAACATCAGCGATTGCTCGACCGACAGGCCCAGTTACCTGCCGGGCACGAGCATCCGCACTCATTTGTGCTTTTGCGATTTGTTCTGCCGTGCGTGTCAGCTTGTTACCGAATATATTCTTTGGGCCGGTGATTAGGCCGGTAATGCTTAGTGGGCTGGTAAATAGCCCTTCAAGAGCAGGTTTAGCTGCAAGTGCAAACGCGGACGTCGGGCTTGTCGGACCCAGTCCTAGACCCATTCCGACCGCCGAGGCAAGGCCACCAAGGGCACCGTACTGGCTCTCATATTCTGCGGTTGCAGGGGGTCCTTCCGACTCAGAACCGGCTTCCTGACCAGCAAGTCGCTGTCTTTCACGCTGTGTAAGAATAGCGTTAATAGCTTCTGGTGTTAATGAAATCGGGGCTTCTGCCAGTGCAGATGTAACAGACTGAGAAACCACCGGGGCAAATTGATTCGGGACAGAAATTTGAGACGGGGTACCTGCAAGTGGGTCGCCTCCAGAGGTAAGCGCGGAAAGTCCCGGCTCAATTACAGGACCATAAAATGGAAGGTCTATGCTTGGGAAAGAGGCGCGTGATATTGGCGGCGTCGCTACCGTATAATACGCCCCCGGATAGGTGTACCGACGACGTAGTCCGGCAAGACCACCTTCTGCCATTCTTTGAACAGGCGGCTGCGTCCCAGTCATCTGCTGACCGGCCCCCATCAATGCAGCAATTCCAGTCATAGCAATATTTTCCGGCGTATCAGGCAAGACAGATGCACCCATCTGCGGCAAAGAGGGGACCGGCTGCGGCTGGGAAAGCCCAGCTATACCAGTCATGCCGCGAATAGTGTTCGCCGCTTGGGCAAAATCTGCAATACTATCGGATGGAGAATATGTGTACATTGTCAGATTATATCCGTTAGTGAAAGTCTACCCAACCAGTACCCGGGACAAATCCTTGGTATTTGGCGGTTGCCCTGTTGTACCTGACTGACCCTGCCGCTGCCCCCTGTACGTCTGCTGTGTCATTGACCGCAGCAATCGTATCAGCCGGTGTCGAATCGATCTGGTCGTCCCGCTGAGACAGGGCAAGGTTCAGATTCGAGACATAGTCGGAGAGAATCCGGTGTAGTTCGATGATCTGCTGATCACTGAACTGGTTGAACGTCCCCAGAAGATCAGGATAGATAGCCATCCCTATCGTTCCCCGTCAGGCTGTATCTGGAGTCGGAGGCTGCCGTACTTCCAGTCGGTACCCCCGACAGAGGTCTCCAGACGAATACGGGCCTGTCGTCCCCGGGCACGGAAGTCAATCTTCTGAGTCCCCGGCTGAATCTGGTACGGACCCTTGACAACCTCCTCCGTAGCCTGTGGGTACCGCTTTGTCGTCATGGTGAAGCTGACGGCACCGCCCGAAGAGATCGACACGTCCGGGACCATTCGCCGGATCAACATCATCTTGTTACCATCCTCAATTTCAAACGCAGCCGACTCGATGTACGAGGTCATCGGGTTCCCGTCTGCCGTGTAGAGACCAGCCGGTTCGTTGTTGTACAGGTACGAATCAGACCCGCCGGTAATCACGTTGTCGTAGATGCCCTTGTCGTCCCAGACGGTGAACTTCCCGGTCCCGTAGACCCAGTAGTTTTCGAGCGGGTTGTAGCTGACGTACCTGTCACATTCTGCCGAGGATGCCGAGGGGTACAGCCATGTAATCTCGTTGAACTCGGAGTTAATACCCCCGAAAATCTTGTCGGCCTCTGTGGTGTTCAGATCGTCGTAGACATACCGGCGGACAGTACAGTCCAGCGTCCGGACAGAGCCGCCATCCCACATGAAGAAGTTCGAATCGCCCATCCAGAACGGGATACCGTTGAACTCTGCTGCTGCGTGAGGGCCGATCAGGCCCGTTGCATCACCGACATGCCTGAAGCGGAAGACGAACGGGGCACCGACATACTGCATCGTATGTGTCGCCGTGTCCGTCCAGATCATGACAGCCTGTCGGGAGTGCATTCCCCCGATGATCCTCGACCCGGTACCGATAGGGTTAGACCCGGCAGTGTTTGTCGCCGAGGCAGTCCAATCGTTGAAGTCCTCCTGCGAGGACCAGCGGACCAGCAGCGGGTCGTAGTCACCGACCTCGTTCGTGCATCCAAGGCTGATGGCAAACTGCGAATCAGGGGTGACCAGAATTTGGTTGTTGATTGTCGGGGATGCTGTCACCAGAACAGCCCGGGTCCCGGTCCCGCCTGTCGCATCCCAATGGTAAATCCTGCCCCCGCGAGGACAGGCAAGAAGGTCTTCGCCCCAGTTCTCCATAGACCACTGACGAATCTGGATGGTGATGTTGGACGTTGTCCGGGGCGTCCCGTACGTGGACAGGCCGTACGTACCGGCAGACCAGCCAAAGCCCGGCTGGGCAATCGAAGTACCTGCGGGGAGTAGACGGTGCAGGGTCACGTCACCCCCGGCAGAGGCAGACGTGGCAGCAGCAGTTGTAGTTACATCGACGGCGAACGAATTAACATCAATCGTCGAGACAAGGTACGACACACCGATGTTGTCAAGGAGAATGTTGCCCCCGACAGTCGCGGTCTGAGACGTGAAGGCGACATAGTTCCCGTCCTCGATACCGATGCCGGTGGCCGAGACGACAATCCGGGTAGACCCGGCGGTGGTATTCAGAACGTCCGTCACCGTTACGAC